GTATCTACCTAATGAACATAGACCATTGTAATAGTCACAGTTCATTCAAAGACAAGGTAAGTATGTCTAACCTATGTCAGGAGATCACACTACCTACAGATCCTATTGATCATATAGATGACGCAGGAGGAGAGATAGCACTGTGTATACTCTCTGCTCTGAACGTAGGTAAGATCAACAGACTAGAGGAGATGGAAGAACTATGTGACCTGTCTGTACGTGGACTAGAGGAACTTATTGACTACCAAGAGTACCCTGTTGCTGCTGCTAAACGTAGCACCTTAGCACGTAGGTCATTAGGTATAGGTTTCATTGGTCTAGCACATTACATTGCTAAGAATAAGGTTAAGTATCAAGACCCAGAAGCATGGAAATTGGTACATGATTTAACAGAAGCGTTCCAATATTATCTTCTCAAAGCATCCAATCAGGTTGCTAAGGAGAAAGGTGCATGTGAATACTTCGATCATACTAAATATTCAGACGGACTACTTCCTATTGACACATACAAGAAGGACGTGGACGACATCGTACCAAACGTATTGAACTATGATTGGGATACTCTACGGGATAACATCAAAGAGTTCGGACTCAGGCACAGCACTCTGTCCGCACAAATGCCTAGCGAGAGCAGTTCCATTGTGTCTAACGCAACCAACGGAGTCGAACCACCTAGAGACTACGTGTCCATTAAGAAGTCAAAGAAAGGACCTCTTAAGCAAGTTGTTCCAAGTTTTCCGTACTTGAAAAATAATTATACTTTGCTATGGGATATGCCAAGTAACGAAGGGTACATCAAAGTCATTGCTGTCATGCAAAAGTTCTTTGACCAAGGCATCTCAGGCAACTGGAGTTATAACCCAGAGAACTACCCAGATAATGAAGTGCCGACCTCTGTCATGGCACAAGACTGGTTGACCACCTACAAGTATGGGTGGAAGACATCATACTATCAGAACACGTATGATGCTAAGAAGGATACAGAGGAACCTATTGCGGAGGTAGCACACACCGAACTCAATAGTTTATTAACAGATATTATGGAGTCGAATGAAGAAGAGTGTGAATCCTGTACAATCTAATAACGAAATGCCAATCCCCGATGGAATGACTGTCTTCAATACTGAGGACGTTGACACCAATAAACAGTACATGTTCTTTGGTAAACCATTAGGAGTACAAAGATACGACAAGTATAAGTACCCTGTATTTGATAAACTAACACAACAACAGTTAGGATACTTCTGGAGACCAGAGGAGGTCTCATTACAAAAAGATCGTGGTGACTATCAGTCACTAACTGATCAGCAAAAGCATATATTTACTAGCAATCTGAAGTATCAGATACTACTAGACTCAGTACAAGGTAGAGGACCTGGTATGGCATTCATTCCTTACTGTTCCTTACCAGAACTAGAGTCTGCTATGTTAGCGTGGGAATTTATGGAGATGATTCATAGTAGATCTTATACATACATTATAAAGAACGTCTACTCAAACCCATCAGATGTATTTGACAAAATACTAGACGATGATAAGATAATAGCACGTGCCGAGTCAGTTACTAAAGCATATAATAATCTGATCAATGCTGCTCAGAACTGGGGTACCAGTAACCTATACAAAGAAGGTCACAAAGAAACATTCACCTCCTCTTATGAACTCAAAGAACTTAAAAGACTACTCTACCGTGCCATCGTCAACGTTAACATTCTTGAGGGCATTAGGTTCTATGTATCCTTCGCTTGCTCGTTTGCGTTTGGTGAACTCAAACTTATGGAGGGATCAGCTAAAATTATCTCTCTCATCTCCAGAGATGAAAGCCAGCATCTTGTACTTACTCAACAAATCCTCAAAAAATGGCAAGAAGGAGACGACCCCGCGATGGTTGATATCGCAAATGAGGAAAGGGAAAATGTTCTAGACATGTTTAGGCAGTGTGTTGATGAGGAGAAGGACTGGGCAGAGTATCTATTTAAAGACGGTAGTATGATAGGATTGAATGCTAAACTACTATCAAGATACGTAGAGTTCATTGCTAACAGGAGACTCAGAGCACTAGGATTAGACGCACTGTATGACATTCCAATGCGTAGCAATCCTCTACCTTGGACAGAGCACTGGTTAAATAGTAAGGGACAACAGAACGCACCACAAGAGACAGAGATTGAATCGTATGTCGTAGGTGGTATCAAGCAGGACGTTAAGAAGAATACATTCGCAGGGTTTAAACTCTAATGCCTAAGATCAAGTTTGAGAAGACACTACTAATCGGAACAGGCAAGATCACATGGTACATGAAAGCACAGAGATGGGCGAAGAAGCAACGCTTCCCCGTCTCTTTTTTATTGCTCGGTGCTATCGAGTGGTTGAAAAATTTTTGGATTGATGTTAAAATATATAATAATATGCGTGACGTAGACCGTCAGGCAGAGGCACTCAAGAAACATTGGGAGGAACATGACGAACCAACAACCCCACACGTTGTGGAGACAGGAGTATTTGGAGATGAAGGCTGGTCTATCGAAATTTCAAATCCAGTTGTTGAAAGAGGGACCTCAGCAACTAGCACAGGCATGGTTACTCCAAGCGATGCACAACGATTACAAAAAGATGAAGGGGATAACGGAACCTCCTAGTCGTGAGTCAGGTCACCAGACTACACTGAAGGAGTTCTTTCACAGGCACGATAGTACATGGAATGATTGATCAATATATTAGAGAGTACTGGGGTGACCCAGAACAGAGTGATAATTTAATTAAATTTTACAAGGAAGCACATAAACAAGGCAGGACTAAAGTAGGTAGGGTAGGTAGTATAGATCACCCAGAGGGTAGACCTGAACCAGATAAGAAGAAGAGTACAGAGATGCCCTTCGAGGACATCTGGAATGGAGAGATGGGTGAGGATGTGTGGGGTCTAAGAAACTACATGGACTTCATCACTGACTGCTACTCAGACTACTGGTCTCACTTCAAGTTACCACCACCTATAGGGATCAAGGTGCTCCCACAGATACAATACTATCAGGCAGGAGAGGGTTACTACTTCCCACACATAGATGCTGAAGCATCGGTGATGAGTAGAGTGTTGGTGTACATATCATATCTGAATGACGTACCTGATGGTGGCACCATCATGGTGAACAACGATGGGTTCACTATCCATGCACAGAAGGGTAAGACTGTACTGTTCCCTGCTACGTTCACCCATAAGCATGTTGGAGAGATCTCTAAGGAGCATGAGAAATATATCTGTACAGGATGGGTAGAGTGGCTATGATATATGATACAGGGATCTACGTTCCTATAATATATTCGGATAGGATATGTACTGTCTATGAGACTGGTGTAGTAAAGAAAGCACTACGACATTACCTAGGAGAATACACTTTGAACTGTAAGAAACCAGTAGAGATACACTGGTCTAAGTCAGACACAGGTGACCATGCTGTTGTAGCATGCAGCACCAGACGTATAGGTGTGGACATAGAACTGATGAAACCTCGTAGGTATGAAGCAATCTCTCGGAGATACTTCCGTGAGGTTACAGATGACAAGGAGATATTTTATAACCTCTGGTGTCAGAAGGAAGCGTACACCAAGTGGAAGAAAGATAAGATAGCACACAACTTAAAGGCAGACATAGACAGGCGTTTGATACCTTTGGAGGGATTACCGAACGAAGTCGTAGGGTACATATGTTACTAATGAACCTAAAGTCTTGACTAAATAATTATGTCATGCTATCATGACATTACGTTCAGTATGATATTCATACCGCAAGTAAGCCGACTCGGAACGGATCGTTCATCCCTCTAGTAGGGGGACGCAACAGCCGACTGAAGGAACGGATATTCACAACATCCAACTACTTTAGGAGACAATCTCATGGCACAAGTCACATACCGTGGTGTTAAGTACGACACTAACGATAAAAAAACAGTTAAGTCTGTAGCACAGCTAACTTATCGTGGCATCAAGCATTCTAACGATAAAGTTAGTGCTTAAATATACAAAACTGTTCCCCGCTACATACAGTAGTCGGGGAATTTTTTATGCAGAGACGAAAACTCAAGCAGTTGCTTGAACAACTTGAAGAAGTTATAGCGGAATTAAAACTAGAGGTGTACTCAGATGTAGATAAATATCGTGATGAGGACGGTTACTATGATGAAGAAGATTGATTATGAACAAAATCCCTGGTTATATAAAGGTAAACCTTTCACTACTGACGATATTGGCGATCTCTTCGGTTTCGTCTACCGCATTACAAATATCAGCACGGGCAAGCAGTACATCGGACGTAAATATTTCTGGCAAAAAAGAAAACCCAAAGGAGGAAAGCGTAGAGTCACTTCTGAATCAGACTGGAAGCGATACTTTGGAAGCTCTGAAGAGCTTAAACGAGACATTGAAGAACTGGGCAGAGAGAATTTCAGAAGAGAAATCATCTCAGTACATGACACCCTCGGAAGAACCAACTATGAGGAGACCAGACAACTCTTCATCAACAACGTGCTCACAGAACATGTAGATGGCTTGCCAAAATACTATAATAGTAATATACTAGGTAGATATATGCGTAAGGATTATTTTGATGCTAACAACTGAAGAGTTGGACATCATATATGAGTGGGGTATGACAACAGATCTACCCTACCGAATGGCACCCACCGCTGAGGGATACTCTAACCAACCCATAGGTATGTGTTGGTTGAAGGGTACAGGCAAAGCATTCAGTGGTGTACGTGAGTCATTGATAGATGATCAACAAGTAATTGATATACTATCTAAGGATGAAGTACTGTTTGCCACAGGTGCTATGTTCTACGCAGGAACTAAACTACCTAAGCATCGTGATCCTCCTGTCTACCCCGATAGATATAGAAGGATACACATACCTCTCGTCGTACCTCCTGATTGTTTCATGGTATGGGATGGCGAGAAGAAACCATGGGAGTCTGGAGTATACTCAGTGTGGGATGTACAAGACGTAACACACGAAGCATACAACTTATCCGATGACACATTAGAGTTCATCTTTATAGACATAAAAAAATGAGAGACAAAATGATCAGTGCTCTCCTTGCTCATGCTCAAGGAGATATTCAGAAGCATAAAATGAATGTAGAAGTTTACCTTACCAACCCTGTTGGGATTGGGGAACATTCTAATGTCATGGAAGCAATCGAAGAAGAACTAAACATGATTGCTAAGTATGAGGATCAGGTTACAGTGATCAAGAAACATTTTCTAATCAAAGGACAATGAAACAATACGATGTAGAGACTACTGTAACCTACAAGACATGGGTTAGAGTGGATGCTGACGATCAGAAGGCAGCAGAAAGAAAGGTAAAGGACATGGCATGGGACATGACACGCATACAGTATCAAACTATGATAGAGTCTGCTCCTACAGGTACAGTGAGGGATGTTAATTAGATCTTACATAGACATACACTCTCCTAATATAAACTGTACCCTACAGTATAACTGTGGTCAGATAGGTCGCAAGAACTATTGGGTAGGTAAGGATGATGCTCCACGTAATATGGTGGAGGAGTACGTCCAACAGTGGTACAAGATGTTTCTTACTGGTGACTACAAAGGCATAGAGTATTGGGTATATAAATCAGAAGACGGTAATAGTTTTGATCCCTTTCACTTTGATAAGGACGAGATGGATCCACAGATCACACACCCCAAGTGGTCAGCAGTAGTAAACCTGTCTCTTGATAAGGGTGCCACGTGTATCAGTGACATGAAGTACGGTGACATCAAACCTACGGAGTGTATCTATTCTTATGGAGCAGAAGGTAAGACTGTGATCTGGGATGGCGATGTAGCATGGGCAGACATGGCAAGTTATGATGACTGTAAATTATATCTAAACGTGTGGACAACAAGGAGACCCAAGGGGTTGACCAGATCAAAAGAGATACCATACTATCATCAGGATCTAGTCTCAGGCATCTATAAGAAAGTCAGAATGAAAACTCTAGAGAGCGATGACATCGTGACACACACTCACATGTGTGATGATCTGTTCGATCATTTTGTCATCAAAGAACCTGGTGAGAGGGAGTTCGGAGACCTGATACGTGTGCCAGATTGTGTTGTGTAACGCACACCCTTGACATTAAGAATGTATTGAGGTATACTATATACTATTACAAAGGACTCGAAAGATCGTAACCCTGCGTAGATAAAAAGACACCCATGTCGGGGAGTCTACCATCCGCAGGTTTTTTTATGCCTTGCGAGATAATAAAACAATCATGTCAATTAAATCAACAATCGCTGCCATAGCAGCATCTCCATTCCTACTAGCTGGTGCAGCATTTGCTGGTCCTTATGTGAATGTAGAAACAGTATCATCTTACACAGGTGACGACTACACAGGACTTTCAACAGAATTCCAAGTTGGATACGAAGGAGAGAACTGGTATGTATCAGGTGGTCCTTTAGTTTCATCTCCAGATAACGGTGAGTCTTCAACAGACTTCATTGGTTACGTTGGTGGTTCTTTAGATCTAACTGAGTCAATCGGTGCTTATGGCGAAATCTCTCTTCTAACAGACGAGACTGCTGACAATGCATACGGTGTTAAAGTTGGTGCTAAGTACACATTCTAAATAGTAACGATATCTTTCGTGCGATATCTACAATCGGAACTTACAGACCCCTTTACAGGGGTCTTTTTTTATGTTATACTTGATACAGTATTGTCAAGACTTCCTAACAATAAATAGTATTGTTACAATAGGTAAAGACAATGTTGAAAATCAGGTGGGAGGGTTATAACTTACCTGAGTATGACCCCTCAAAGCACGATCCAGATAAGGTATTCGCGATGCTATGCTATCGTGGAGTTCACTATGCTAAGTGGGTCAACCTGAAAGTAGTTTTTTACCAGTTCGAGAATCTCGGATGGAACGTACGCACCAACAAAAAATGATTGAGATCACAGAGAAGGAACTTAAATTGAATGAGAAACTCTACCTAGACAGGGTAGAGAACGGAGAACCAATCCTACTTTCTAAAACGGATGGTTCTAAGGTGATCATGGTACCTCAAAACCCAGAGGACATGAGACATCTGTGGGATCACGATGACGGAGCATAAATAAAAATAAAACTCTTGCCATGTGGAACGTACATATAGTTGTTGACACTAATAGTACCAGTGAGGTTGCTACTGGTGTCACATCACTCAAGACATTTGCTACTGGATTTCCTGGCATCAAACCTACAGTACATGACACTGCTAGGAACGGTGACCAGTCGACATTCGTAAAGAAATGGTGTGTAGATAACGATGCTATCTACTCACGACATCTTGGTGCCTTCAAGGACATGGGGTCTATCTATGAAGAGATACTCCGTCGTTCTACACAACCTACTGTCGTAATGAATGGTGACTGTGTGTTCTATCAAGACATGAGGGGCACAGTGGTGAACAAATGGTTCAAGAGTTTCCTAGTTCCTGCGGGTGAAGGACAGAAGAGTCTGGTCTTCCCTGACTACAAGGTAGTATCTGTTGCTACATACTCACCTGAGTTGATGTTCATACAGGAACCAGTCAAGATGTGGAACAAGGTACAACAGATGATCACAGACTTCGATGGTAAGTATAAACTGTGGCAAAATAGTTATGTAATACGAGAAGGATATATCTATGAGGAACCCGAAGGGTTCACACTTCCTGTGTGGAAAAGCGAATCAGAATCATTTTCCGACACAGACCTATCTAAATACGATACAATAAAGGGAGGCGGTAAGTACACCGTCATTCAAAAGCAACTCACCGATAGAGGTGAGACATCCCTTGCTACTACTCACATGACATATGTCAACGCAGCGATTGCTGAAGACTGGCCGAGTATCGTCGGAGCAAGGACAGCAATGTACTTGACATAATGTTATAGGTAGTGTACACTAAACTACATCCTATAATAGAATGGTTAACCAAATCATACAGAACTTACCTTTATCTGATGCGTACAAGTCTCAAAGAGATACTTATACAAAGGAAGAGGTCAACGCTCTTATCGTTGCTGCGGTAGCAGAAGCGAGAGCTATTGATGAAACTTCAATGGCAAAGCACAACAGAGACGCAACAGTTATCTCAATGATACTGGGGTTCACTGTACTAGCATTGTTTATTGATGGACTGCTTAGAATCCTAGGCATTATACCACCTTTTATGGACATAGATGTCAACATTATTGATGACATTACACAACAAGTGATGGAAAAACTCCCTAGATTATGAGAAAAAGTGAGAAGGTGAGGCACCAACTCAAATCCAGATGGTATTATATCTTCTGGGGTGCTGCTACATTATCTGTCTTCGCAGGACAACTGTACGTAGGTACAGGCTATCGTAAGATGGCAGAAACAAACAAGGATGCTGCTGCGGGTATCGGTTTACTGATAGAGGTACTAACTTATGTACCTAAAGGTAGGTATCAACCTCTGATCCCACCACCTAGATCACAATTTAACGAATCAGACATGGTAGTAAGATGAAAGACTGGACTCCCTCTAAAATGTTTCTCCGTCAGAATGTGTTAAAGAAACTGATGGCATCGTTCCCCAACCAGACACCAAGGCAGACGTACGACTGTGCTGACATGTGGGTAGAGTCACACGATGGTGTCGAAGGTGTTGTAAAATTTTGTAAGACACGCTATAATCTAAATTGACTTTTTGATTACCAAAAAAGTGGAAAAAAAATTCTGGGTATTTTTTTACCCCTATGATTTTTCGAGACTATATAATAGACTGACTTAAGTATTATGCAAAAAATTATTAACGGAATTGCTATCTTCTCAGGTGTTGTAGCACTTGGAGTAGTAGGACTCGGTGGATATGTATTCATAAGAAAGGATGCTATCATCGAGAACGTCAAGAGTAAAGTAATGGAATCTGTCATACCTGACATAGGTGGTGGCATAACAGAACTTATGCCTGACATCACAGGACCTGCGTTACCATTCTAGGAGGAGATATGGCAGAAGTAAAGAAGGAAGAGAAGAAAGGTCTCTTCGGCAAACTAAAAGAGCATGCTGAGGATAAGGAAGAGCAACTAGCATTCCTATCTACCATCGTCAGACTTGCGGTACTCACCTGGTCGGCAGGAATTTTGACGTTAAACTACGTTGAGATACCTGGTTATGTACAGGAACAAAAGATTGATCCAACTTTCATAGCTTCGGTCTTCACAGGAACTTTAGCTACCTTCGGAGTGCAAGCGGGCAAGTCTTCTAAGAAGAAAGATGAAGGATCTAGTGGTGGAAACGTTCAGACAATTAAGATTGAACAGATGCCATTGAAAATTGTACCCGCTGACCTTAAATGATTGAAGGATTCGCTAAGGAAATGAAACTCGGAACCAAGGAGTCACACTCCATGGCAGAGAGCACTTCATTTGTCAAGAAGTTCTTGGGTGGTGTAGTTGAAGAAGAAAACTACAGGACACTCGTTGCTAACTTTTACTTTGTATACAGAGCACTAGAGGAACAGATTGATAGGAACTCAGATGATCCTATCATCGCACCTCTTGCTAAGATGACAGAACTCAAGAGAGTACCCGCACTAGAGAAAGACCTAGCGTATTTCTATGGTGGCAGTTGGTTCCTCGATGTAGATCCAAGTGATGCTTGTAAGACATACATTGATCGTATCTTACACTGTAACATGGAAGAGTTAGTAGGACACCACTACACACGTTACCTAGGTGACCTGTCTGGTGGTCAGATACTGAAGACCATAGCAGAGAAAGCATTGAAGTTAGATGAGAAGGGTCTTGCCTTCTATAAGTTTGACATCGAAGACAAGAAAGCATACAAGGCAAAGTATAGAGAGACACTCAACACGTTACCTCTCACCACAGCACAGCAGAACACCGCTATCACTGAAGCAAACTTTGCTTTCAGATTGAACATGTATATGTTTGATGAGTTAGAGGGCAGCAGTGCTAGAGGATTGTGGAACGTCTTTATCAATACCATGTTCGCAACTAAGGGTTAAGTACCCATATGTCAGGGATCCTACATAAAGTAGACTTAATGGAGGACGAACAATGCGATTGTCAAGCAATCAAATGGCAGAATGGATTCACCATGACGCACACAATCCCACTCAAGACGAACTGATCGACGAATACTTTTCCTGTATGATAGATTGTACAGATAATATATGTCGCAAGGTTTGTACGGATATCCTCAAGTAATATATTGTAAACCATTGACATGACTACATAATATTAGTTAATACTTAATATTAGTAAATGTTATCTACACAATATCGCCTTCGGTTAGAGGGTATCTGTAAAGCAATCGCAGCGGGAACAGATGTAAGTATGGAGGATATGATATGGGCACAAAAATTATCTAAAGCAAACACCTCAGCGAGAGGTATGCTATCAAAGGCTCGTCGGATGAGTGTAAATCCAGACGAGTCTTTTCTTAATCACTTGAATATTGGAGACCCCGATTCAAGTAATCACCGTAGGGGTTTCTTTAAACCAGAAGATGTGGTAGACTGGTTTCATCAAGAACGATCAGATGATTGGAGGCAACGAGATTAATGTTTAACTTTTTACAATGGGCATGGGAAGAACTCTCATGGACTGACGGTGTTATCTTTACAGTATGGATTATTTTATTATACTATGCTAAGATAGCAATAGATAATAAGTTCAAGAAAAAGTGAGTGACATAAACTTTAACAGACACCGTGTGTTCAGAGAGACAGACAGTGTTATATTTTATGATATATCAGTAGAAGAATCAAACGCAGCAGACCTAGTTGTACACGAAGGTCCTGCTATATCACCACCACCTGACTGTGTGGGAGGTAAACAGTTCTACATCCATAGTTTTCAAGACGACTGTAACAGAGTGGTACAGGGAGAGAGAACGTTTGAGTTAGTCAATAGAGACTGGAAGAATCAATATCATATAGTACACCTCAACAGACACAGTGGTGCGTTAGTTATACCACGCAACACATTCCATAGGTCTACGTCAGGAGAGAAGGGATCAATAGTAATCAACCAAGCAACAAGGTATCCTGGTTTCGATCCTCATGCTGAGTTCTATCCAGTATCCACAGCAGAGAACAGAGATCTATATAATATACTAAGGAACGTGGTTCCTGTAATTCATACAGTGGGAGAATGATTGTAGTTCATAGCGTGAATATTATGGTAGCGATACTCCTTGTTGGTGTATCGTTTATAATATATGCTATACTAAAGTATGCCTACGATGAGATGAAAGATGACTAAATTTTTAATACTACCATTCATAATGGTTGGGTGTACAGCACCCATCACTGATCCTCCTGCTCATGCTGACATGATGACGGACTATAATACACTGATGATCTTTGCGAGAAAGAACATTGAGTATGAACGTAACAAAGTGAGAACAGAGGGTATAGAAGGTGACATATATAAAGCACTAATGGAGTTTGATCATGGGAGCACTGACACCACCGAGCAGGAAGAGTTGTTATAATTTTAGAGTAGTCAGCATTGACAAAGTAGTAGATGGTGATACAATAGATGTTACAATAGACCTTGGGTTCGATCTCTCTAAGAAAGAGAGAGTGAGAGTGGCAGGGGTCGACACACCTGAGAAGAGGACAAGAAATCTTGAAGAAAAAGCACTCGGTCTGGACGCGACTGAATGGATTAAAGAGCACCTCGAAGGTGCTATTGACGGTGACGATGACCTTATTATTAGGACTGAACTTGATGGTGGGGTCGGTAAATATGGTCGTCTTCTTGGGTGGCTTTATATCGGGGATGCAATTGTGTCCCTTAACGAAAAAATGATAGACGAGGGATATGCTTGGGCATATGATGGTGGCACGAAGCAAAAGAACTTTGAAGAACTAAGAGAGATACGTAGAATACAAGGAACCTATGTCGATCCCACAGATTAATAATATAGGTGTACCTAGTGTAGGTGTACAGAAGATAGAAATACCAAACGTTTATAGACTACCAGTCAATCAGGGTACAGTACCATTCATACTGAACATTGGTTCACCTGTGGTAGACTTGCCTGGTTGTGTAGAGTATCATCCTGACGCAAAGAAATATAGACGACAACCTAACTTGATGGAGGATGATGACTCTAATACTGTCACCCTTTGCGACGGTAACTATCCAACGTACAATGCGATGGACTACACACCAGAAGACTTAAACATATTCAGAGAGACACCACCACCTGTTGTACAACCACCCCCAGACATAGATCCACCAGAGGTACCACCCACAGGTGACCTTGGTACAGAGACACCATGTCCTGGTCCTGGCAATCTAAGAGTCGGTGACTTAACACAAGCGGGTGATGAGAAAGTTATAGGTCACGAACTACAAGGCACTGTCTGTGTGACACTGTATGAACCAACGTCTGCTGCTGAGAAATTCCTACCCTCTGTCAATCAGTCCACAACCACAGTGGCAATCGCAGTGTTAGCTACAGCGGGTGCTGCTGCCACACCATTACTATTGAGAGTTATAAAACCAGTCATAAAAAAACTAACCACTTTTGTGAAGAAGAAGTTAGGTAAGAAAGTTATTAAACCATCTCGTCAAGATATTAAGACGGATGAGTATCGTGCGAAGAGGGGACTACCTCCTATCAAACGTTAGTTGCCAATAGATATAGTCTTTAGATCTTTAGCATTGCCATTAGGTTTGACTCCAGAACCAGGTTCGTTCTTAGATAGAATCTTATGGTTGTGCTCACCTACCACGCCAGGTGGGTTGATCAGCATAACATCAGCACATACACTATAGTATGGTGACTTAGGATGGAATACTATACCCTCTTTTTTTAACTGACCACAATTTTTTAACCTGGCTATCTCAAAGTCAAGGCGTTTGTTAGCAGTCAGTTGTCTACGATAGTCATTGTGTATAGTAACTGCTTCCTTACATTGCTCCATTGCTTTCTTGTCTAATGGTATAGAAAGAGTGGCACTAAATCCTATGTTTATATTCTGTGTAGATTTCTGTCCTGTACGTGTAGGGATATAGTATAGTATCTCACCAGGTGAGTCAGGTATGTTGTCATCATTATTATCTGCGTTATTGTAGACAGGATCATTGTACCATCCCTCGTAAGGATCTTGCCATGTTCCCGTCCTAGTGATGTAGGGTGTAAAATTGGCGGTAGCACCTTGACACTGGATGCCATCACCATATGTGTTAGTTATATACGGTCCTTGTAAAACTTGTATTGCCTGGTTGGTCACTGAGCCTGAACTATTCGCGACTGGATTTGCTGTAGCAGAAACACCTCCCACATCTGTAGCGAATGATGGGGTTGCTGTTCCAACTGTGAGACACAATGAAATCAGTTTGAGAATATGCTTGTCGATTCTGTGACGCTTTGGACGGTGGTATCTCTCTGTATTATTGTGTGAGTCTGAAGACCTGGTCCACTGTAATGCTCTGTAAATTGGAAGGAATTTCCTGCTTCGGTCTGCTTCCAATTCGGTTTGTTTTGTGTTGATAAATCTAGTCCAGTCCATGTTGAAGTCACACCATTATTGGTATTAGTTTGAGTTGTAGTCACGTCAGGTGATATAGTTGTCCCTGATTCTACCTCCACCCCTGAGCCACTGACTGAATAAGTCCAGCCTGTAGCATAATCCATACTATTTATGGTCTCAGATGTAGTGACAGTCTGGGTTGTCACCGAAGTCATACTACCTTGAGTGAAATTTGGTACCACAGGTACAGCGTACACAGTCCTCGCACTCGCAAGGACAGCTACACCCGCAACCATCGCACATATCTTTTTCATCTGTCATGTTAATCTATTACTAATTCAGTTACGAACTGACCTGTAGTTAGAGTACCTGTTCCACCACCAACAGCAGTTAAAGCACCAGAGGTTAAGACTGTACCTGTACCAGTTCCAGATCCTACAGCAGTAGATGTCTGGTCTGAGTATGCACTAATAGCACCTAAAGCAGGAGCAGTAGTTTGTATAGCGTCACCTTCAATGAATGACTGAGAGAATGAGAACGCTGTCCCTGCTGTGTGAGTCGCAGTAGCAATACTACCTTGTCCTACACCATCAGTTAGAGTTCCTAGACCACCAACGTTTAAGTCGGGAGATCCACCCGCACCTACGTCTGTAGAGACACCAGTACCAGAGACACTGTATGTTGATCCGATTCTTGAGACCTGTGTCGCAGCTGCGTTTGTTTGTAATTGGACAGAGCTACTCATTCTATGAGTGATGTCCGCAAAGGCAGGGGAACTGAATCCTGCTAACATAACCAAAGGTAATAATTTTTTCATTGTCATAATAGTTTACCCTTGCATTATATATAAGTGCTTCTACTTAATGAAACATAAGGTAAACCTATAGGAAACATAAAGAAATCGTATGTCTGTCACAGAACTGGCACAGGGTACTTGACAAAACTTAATACTTGTATATATAATAATGTTACAGTTCTTTACAAACTAAAATCAATGACAGTTACTACTGAATCAGGTGGCAGACAAAACGCATTCCCAACAGAGACAACTCCCTACGTGGATGAGTCTGTGTCTTACGAAGGTTATCCTCAGAACGCTGAGAAAGTTAATGGTCGTTGGGCGATGGTTGGTTTCGTAGCACTACTAGGTGCTTACATCACCACAGGACAAATCATACCAGGTATTTTCTAATGGAAAAAAGAGAAAACCAGTACTGGAAGTACGCAGAGAAGGTCAATGGTCGTCTCGCAATGCTAGGTCTAGTGATCGGCACAATCAACTACGGTCTATTCGGATGGATAGCACCAGGAATCTTCTAAGATGAAGATCAATTCACAATTCACAATCAATTACAAAGAGGACAAACTCATGACACCCGAAGCAGAAAGATTTAACGGATGGATGGCAATGCTAGGTTTCGTAGCAGCAGTCGGAGCATACGTAACAACAGGACAAATCATACCAGGTATATTCTAATGAATGACAAGCAATCAAAAGCAATCGCTGAAAAATTAAATGGTAGACTAGCAATGCTAGGTATCATCGCAGGTATCGGAGCATACCTAACAACAGGACAACTCATTCCAGGTTTCGTGTAATGAAAAGCGTACCAGTACCCTTAAAAGTTGTACCTTACATCTTTATGGTGGCAGTTATCTCTGCTATCCCTACAGGTGTACTGGTATGAGCACTGACATCACTCCCTTCCAAGCAATACTCTGGTGTTTTTATCCAGTAGCATTGCTTGTAGGGTTAGAGTTATTTCTAAGAGCATCAGGTGACGATGACGATGATGATGAAGGCGGTGGAGTAATGTCACCAGTAGGAGTTTACCAAGGAGCATAATGTTCTATCAAATAGCATTCGCCTGTGTACTAGGTTACACAGCAGTTAACGGTTTGCCTTTCGTATTTTCATGATTATTTTACAGACAATAATAAATAACATACCACCTGGTTCAAGGGATCTCCTTGAATTTGGGTTCTTTTTATGCGTAGGTGTAACAGCAGGATCATTAGGACTACTATCATGAGACAAAGAATATTTTGTTGGTTAACAATTTTTATAGTGTTGTTCGGTGTATCCACAACAGCATATGCCATGGACAAAGAACCTGTGATATGGGTTCAAGTTCCACAGTGGACAGATGACTGGGCAGTGTGTGCTGTTGACATACCAGACGCAGCATGCCATTGGTACGTAGCAGAAGCAGATAATACATTTGGTGATGGTTTTGACTGGGAGACCGCACCATGGTTCGATGCTAACGGATTGAATGACGTAGCACCAATACAAAAACTAACAGTCGCACAAAAATTACAAGAAGGTCAAGGATGATTCCAACGTTACTAATCGCATCAAGTTTTCTCAATTTTATTTTCTACATCTACGCAATCGGTTTTGTAATTGCGTTAGGATTAGAACAGGTTCTTAAGTTCAGACCACTAGAGGTTGACAAATCAATGAACGAAAGAAACATGTTCATTGTCCAAACAAATAGAAAGTATTTGTGGAGACAAGTATGGGCAGTCAATTTAAACTGGTTCGTATGTAACCTAGGATTATATTTCATATCAAGAAACCTACAACCAATAGGTGACACATTCTGGCAGGGTATGTAGATGAACCCCTTAATGATGTTCCTAGAGATAACAGCAGGAACTATCACCCTGACTACCATTTTAGTGGTAGTGATGAAGCTTATGATGAATGAAAAGTTTGAAGTGTAGCATATTTATACATAAGTATTTCTACTCATTGACTATTGTGTAAAGTTATATTAATATAAATAAAGAAGTGAGGGAATCCTCACCATTAGGACGGACTCGAAACAATCGTAACCCTGACTACACAACTGCTCCCAACCAAGACCTACGTAGGCAGTATAATACTTCGTCTTTCTATCCAGTAGTGAGGGATTACTGGAAATAAATATCGCATCTTCCCTGATGCCCTATTTAACGTCTTACTAATGACAACTCTTTCAAAACAAGGCAGACAACAAGGTCTGTTAGCAGGTTGGCCACAATTCTGCGAATGGGTAACATCAACTAACAACAGAATCTATGTTGGATGGTTCGGTGTCC